ATGGGGTTGTTCTCTAAAGGAAAACAAGAGTCTAAAAAGGCTTTGCCTCCGCAGAGGCGTAATGTTGGTAATAGCGGCACTCAACGTTATAACAATAACTCAGCTTTCAGAAGTGGACGCACTATGGCAGGTACTACGATGTATCGTCTTAATAACTCTGATAGAAGCGCCATTAAAACTGCTACACCCCGTGAAAAAATGCACCATCTAGAGCATGTACGCAAAAGACTTGCCTGGATTTTTACTGGACTTATCGTTGCGTGTATAGGGCTTGCTTTGTTTTTGTGGCAGTTTATAGCTAGTGTAGTTATTGAATCTAATACTGCGGCTGTTATATCTCAGGATAATCTTGATGTTTATAGTAAGTCTATTCAAAAGTATTTAACTAACAATCCAACCGAACGATTAAGATTCAATCTTAATCATAATTCCCTAAATGAATATATTGTAAAATTACATCCAGAGATTAGCTCAGTATCAAAAGGCGATTCAGCTGGTTTTACAAAAACTCGCTTTACCGTGAACTTTCGTAAACCTGTAGTTTTATGGCAGGTTGATTCTGTTAAGTATTTTGTTGACGCTAATGGTGTTTCATTCACGAAGAATATTTATGAGAATCCAAAGGTCACTATTGTAGATAATAGTGGTGTTCGCTATACTCCAGGCACCGCCATCGCTAGTGCGCGCTTTTTAAGCTTTGTGGGACGTTCAATCGGGGTTATGCAATCGCGTGGTATGTCAGTTAATAAGATTACGATACCAGCTGGTACATCTCGGCAAGTTGAAGTGTTAATTAATGATGTACCATACCCATTTATATTATCTATAGATCGTCTTCCAGGCGGTCAAGTGGAAGATATGCAGCGAGTAATAGAGTATTTTGCGCGAGGCGGTAGATTGCCAAAATATGTTGATATTCGTGTAAAAGGAAAAGCATTCTATAGAGAGTAGAGGAGTAAGAGGCTTCTTTTTTATAGGTTTTTAATATTTTAGAGAGGGGCATGCATACCCCTCTACTCTATGTTCTATTTTTGTTCTTTTATTAGTAGTTAGTTAAGGTTATTATAAAAAACATATAATTATATATATTATATAAAAAGTCAAATAATATGATACATAAGATAGAGTAGAGGGTAGTAATGATATGAAATATATAAAAAGTCAAATAATTAGAGCTAAAATCTGTGGAAAACTTATAAAATATATATTTATAAACAAAATATTATAAAAGTCAAATAAATTAATATTAATTATATAAGTAAACCACTGAGACTTGTAAGAGATATGTATATAAAATATCTTCGGGAATAGCTGGTCGGCTGTTCTTGTAAAGTAAATGATTAACTATAAATTAAATTATAAATTATAAATTATAATATGGTCAATAAATTGATGAATAATTTAGGTATATTCTCCTATTTTAGTAAAATATTCATTATATATTAGAATTACGCATCATATTACGATATATAATGAATCAAGATATTAATAAGTTATTAATATCGTAAAATCTACATTGTGCGACATTAAAACTATATCCAAAACGCTTATATTCATATACCCCGTGCTATACTTTTATCGTAATATTAAAGCGTTAAAAATGTCGAAAGGATAATTTAAAAATGAATAAAGACAATATTGTAAACGCAATCCCCCGTGTATATATAAAAACTGAAAAGTCTCCAAAAACTGGAAATGAATTCACCCGCATGTATATAGAATTCATGAACGGCTACGTTTATAAAGCTTTCGTAAGCGATGAACAAAAATTCGCTATCAATGACGCCGTAATCAGATCTCAATCGAACAATATGCCAGAACCTGGAACTCCTGAAAATTCCGCATTCTTTTCAAGATAGTTTAAGTTCTATTTTTGTTCTATTTTTCGGTGGGTGTCAGCGAAAGTCGGATTCAGAGCTTTAGATATTGGTCAATTACTTACACATTCTTAATATTCCAGCCCACCCTACCTATATAAATTTTAAAATTAGAAAGGATAACAAGGTGCAGTTACTTACAGCAGAGAACGCCACCGCGATTATTACTGAAGTTGCAAAATATTTCAGTAGCAACTGGGTTGGCTTTGCCGTTTTGATTGGGTTTGGTGTAGGCTTTAATTTATTCCGCCGTGTGCTCAATCGTTCCCTTAAAGGGCGCGGCATATAGCTTTGTGGGGGCTCCACCACGCCCCCACCCTTGTAAATTTTAAAATGACAACTCAAGAGATTATATTAATTATTACAAGCACAATTTCAAGTAATTTTCCATCTTTATTAGCGATCATAGCCGTTGGTGCAGGCGTCAAAATCGTTTTAGATGTGATTTTTAAGTCATTATATAGTATAACCAGCTCTAAGGATTAATTATGATCACCACAACAGAACTTCAACTAATGCTTGATAATCTATTAATCAAGTTTTTCGTTATTATTTTAAGTATTTTCATTTGTTGCTATTTAATCAGTAGAATTTCATATAGAAGAGATTAAAGATGAAGAGATTTATCATTTCAATTTTAAGTTTAAGCTTAATTATTCAACTTATAGTTCCTGCTTTAGCTTCTGCTGACTCTTATGCTGTAATTAAAAAAACATCTAGTCTGTATTTGCCAAAAATTCGTGATAATGGTAGGGATTGCTCTAGTTCTGAAGATGGTTATGGTGATATTACTAATAACTATATGTACTTTTTAGAGCGCGCGGTCAACAGAACTCGTGATCAATATAAGCAGCAGATGATTGGTAGATATTTAGATTTTCGCACTATAGTAGATACCGAAGGCTTAGGTTATTGGGCGATTTTTCAAAAGGATACGCATATTTATTTTGTGTTTTCGCGCAAAGAAGATTTTAGAAGCGCAACTTTATTGAATGTTTTATATTTTAGCAATAAACCTAATAAGCCGTTTGAATATATAGATTTAGGTGCTGATCGTAGTTGTAACTACAAACCTTCACTTTCAACTTCCGGCGATGATTTATCTCATGACTCTTATTATCAGATATATACAGGCTCTAAAGTTTTAGTAAATAATTTTCCGATCAACTATCCAAAAGATTATAATGGCGAACGTTTTGATGATTTAATTCTCAAAAAGAATATAACGCCATCTGTTCATTATAGCGTAAACGGTTTAAAATTAGACGCTTTCCTCTGTACAAAGCAATTTCAAGATTTATGTAAACCGATGACTTATCCTTGGGGGCGTGATACGAAATTTAAATATGAAATCAAGCAAAATCCTAACGATGAAAAGCCTATATATAGTTCTGGCGATTTAAGCTTGGCTGACGCTTTACATTTTACTTATAATTTTGAGAATAAAGGTAAATATTATCTGATTTTACAATATGTTTTTCCAGGAATCCCCTATCCATCACATGAAGATAAGTACAATTTCCATGTTTTGAATCTACCTATTTTAATTGACGGTTCTTCTTATTTTTCAGGGACAAAATCGCAAAACTGTGAAAACGGAAGTTGTAAAGATTATTCGCCTTTTAAAGATTGCTCAAGCTTAAATATTATACAAGCCATTGGCTGTCATTTAGATAATTTCGGAATAGCTTTAAAATCATATTTAGCTTATTTATTCGTTCCCGATATTAGCGATTTAAAAGATTATTTTAAAAATTTCACCGATTCCATGTCAAAATCGCTAGGTTTTCTCTGGTCGCCGTTTGATTTTACTATAACCGTTTTGCGATCTATAACAGATTCAGGCAATTCTAATAATACTTGTGATATCGGCTATAACCTTAAGCTTTGTGCCTGGCGTTTCAGTTTTCCGCAACTCTGGGATATTTTCCAAAAATTACTACAGTCTGCTGTCGTTATAGTCTTAATCTATGCTTATTGGCGTAAAATCGCTAACATTTTTGATATCGATAAATCCTCGGAGGCTTCGGAATGATATTTACTATTATAATTCAGATGATTTTAAATTTGTTGACTTTTATTTTCGGCTGGTTTAAGCTTCCTCAATTACCACAACCGTTACAAGATTCTTTAAACTATATAACGCAATTCTTTACAACGCCCATTCAGATTTTCAAGAATCTACTTGGTAATGAATTTTTCAAGGTTGTAGTAATTTTAATCATAACCTATATGTTGTTATCACCACTTATGCACATGTCTATCTGGTTATACAAGCGAATCAGAGGCTAGTTTTAATTTAAAATTTAAAGGAGATTATTATGTCAGAGATATTAGGTTTTGTTAAACGTGATCTTAAAATTCACGTTGACGCTATTAAAGAAAATTACCGATTATCTAACGATCCGTTACTATTTAAGCCAACTGGAATTCAAGCTTTCTATGGAGAACAGGGCTCAGGCAAAACGATAACGCTTGTATATTTCGCAGAGCGGATACGTAGGGCGTATCCGCATTCAGTAGTTGTCTCAAATATTGCGTTTAAAGATATGATTCCGCTTAATTTCCACGATAACGCTACCCTCTTACTTGACTTTTTAAGCCGCGGTTTCGACACGAGCAGATATTACATATTCTATCAGTCAAAGCTTGGCTATGAGCTTGTCATAAAGCACGTGCGAAACGGTAAATTCGGTGTTATTATGATCACTGACAAGTACCAGAATTACTTCTCTAACCAGGATTCGCGCAACGTTCCGCCTTGGGTGATCGAGCAACATGCGCAAAATAGAAAACAGAGGCGTTTACATCTGGTAACGTCGCAAGATTACGATCAGATAAATAAGCAAACACGCAGGCGCTCTGATATCGCTTTTAAATGCAAATCGATTGGTCTTCCATTCACCAGAGGAGCGATTTTAACGCTCTACTGGGCTTTTGATTCAAAAAAATTGGATTTCAATAATGCAGGACGGCAAACAGGCGCAAATCCGCTTAAGTTTGGCTGTTTTTTCCATTCTCAGAAGCTCAGAGATTCATATGATACGTATCAAGTAGTTTTCACAGGCGATGAAAATCCTAATGTATATTCTAGCTTTAATCAAAATATAAATTTAAATTATTCAGATATAAAAATTAAGAAGAAACGCCGCATTTTTCGTAAAGGGTAGCGGTGGGCTAACCGCGCTGTGCGCGGTGCCCGCCGATGTGTCCCCGCGCGCTTGCGCGCATACTTGATAATAGGGACACATTATGTGCGTTTACTACTGTTAAATAGGTTTTGGGGTATGATTTATGATCAGCAAATTTAGCGTTAGAGATAATGAAAAATTAATCTCTAATATAGTAAAGGTTTATCCACATATGACTAAAATCATAATCTATCATAATTCTTATAAAATTTATTTTGGCATTGAGAAAAACAAAGATGATTCAGGTGAAACTAAAGTCTCTAAAATCTCTCAAAAAATAAACGATAATCGTTCTCTTAGAAGAACCAAAACATTAGTTAAAGACATAATTTTGTGCAATCATTTTGATTATTTTTGTACTTTCACATTTGATAATCGCAAGCATAATAGATATGACATTGAACATTGCAAGCATGTCATGCATATGTGGTTGCACCGTCAACGTGAAAAGTCTCCAGATTTAAAATATATTATTGTTCCAGAACTACATAAGGATGGTGCTCTGCACTTTCATTCATTGTTTAAAAATTATAACGGTTATCTTAAAAAACTTAAAATCAAAACTAAATCAGGTAGAGACATGTACAATATATCAAGCTGGCGCGCTGGCAAAATTTCGTCGGCTGTTCCTATAACCGATAATCCAGAAGCAGTTGCTAATTATGTTTTAAAGCAATATTTAATCAAGGATATGCCTCTATTCTCTGGCAAGAAGCGATATTGGTGTTCTCAAAATCTTAAACGCCCACAAACAACTGTAAACGGCGTTGAAGAGTTCGGCTTGGGTAAGATTGTCAAAAACACAAAGTCAGATTATATTAATGATAATTATGAGATTCAATATCACGCTAGCAGAGGTTCTAAAATTAATTCTAAAGAATTGATGTTAGATCTCCCCTTTTAGCTATTTTTACCGTTTAATCGTATAATTTCTTCTAATATTTTTTCAAGTTTTTTATCAATACTAGAATGTATGGTAGCAACCACTAAACTACATAATGTCATTACTACTATACAAACAAAACTTACACATGTCATTATTTGTAAAATGTTTGTTAAATTATTTATTGGTACTTCAAGCAT